TTTATACATGCAACGCATCTTATAAATGTCCTGCGCATATTTCCTATCCCTGTTTTCCATAAACAGGATGTCTTGTATATCGAGTTCTGTCGGATCGGATATTCCGGGTTGGGTTGGATCGCCAGTGTCAGCCTGTTCGCCAGGACCTAAATATTTGTGAATAAACACACCAGTGCCGCCAACAGTAAATTGCTCCGATATTACTCTATCGTGAAATTTAAAATCGTTGGTATGTTTTCCTTCTTTCCACAAACTTAAACGTGCCACAGAAACTGTCCTCTTTTTTGCAAATAGTATATCATATTACTATTTATCGTTTGTGTTTACACTTATCTCCATGCCATCGATTATAATTAGCAATGCCTAGAATTTTACCACAGTGCTCGCACGTCATTGGGATTTGTGAAGGATAACTTACCCCATATTTTTCTAGGAATATTTTCTTCCTGCGTTCCTTATTTCCTGGTGTGTAGTTTGCATTATTTTTGCCGCGCAATTTATAATTGGGACCTGTGTGTTTATTACCATTGCGAAGTTTTTCTCTAGTTTCGTCCGTTAATTCAAATGTCTTCCAACGTTCTGTTTGCGAGACTGACATTTTGTCTGTTGATTCTTTGGTGTGATTTTGTTTGTACATAGGATTGCCAGCCCCGGACCATTTTTTACTTTTTTCTTTTGCTATTTGTTTTTTAATTAATTCGAATTTTCTACCTGTGACTTTATGTCTCTTCCTATCACTCCTAACCCTATATAGCATCGAACTAAATGCATTCGTCATTTGATATTTTTGTTTTTTGTTATTGACCATCTTAGTTAATAACCAATGTACAACGAAATGCTCTCTAAGAGTAAGGTGAACTAAATTATTTGGAATATCATCGCCACCTAAGGATTTAGGTATAATGTGGTGTTGTTCTGTTTCGTATTTGACGTGGACATCATTGGCGTTCTCAATAATGGCATAGTATGTTTTGGTGTATTTGTTTTTGAGGAACATATTTTTATTTAGTAAAGAAAAAGCCCTGTGGGCAATTAATCCACAGGGCTTTAAATAAACGGATATTATCTTATCCTTGACACCTTCCTTACTGTTATAGCGTTCGCATCAGTCTAGGGCACAGCCGCCTGTATTGTATCCCGTACAGTTCGGGTTTCCGGCATACTCTTCCGGACCTGAGACTCAATGTTCTTACTCAGTGTAAGGTTCCCGGCTACTTGCCAGTTGACGTACCGCTACGCCCCATTGCATAAGTATTTATCAAATTTTTAAACTTGTTTATTTTTTACCAGCCCCAGGAATGGGTGCGGATGTAATTGACTTGTTCTGTCGTCCTTTTCTTGTGTGGGACACAGGACCTATATTGTTCAAATTTAGTTTTGATTTAGATCGGCCAAGTTCGTCTTTAGGGGTAGGCCGAAAATCTTTGGGATCTTTAGGATTCGTAGTCTTATCCCAGCCATTACTTTTTAATGGTTTCCCGTTAGCCCACATTTCGTCGTCGCCTTCTTTTGCAAATTCATCGTGTCTCATGCATGTATTTATCAACTTGAATTCTAGCAGTGCCAAAATGAGAGCTTGCAATCTATCCAAACTGGTAGTATAATGTTTGTATAAGTTAAATTTATGGAGTTAACAAATGGCACGTAAGCAAAAAGTTCGCAGCACAAAACAACTTGAAGCCATCCACATTGGACAGCTTCCTGATTGGAGCTCAATTGAAACAATTGAGGATCCCGCTTATAACCAAATGTTGCATGACGCACTTCGACATTACGGTTACTTCTTTGGTGTTAAGGAACTGAAGAAGAATGTTGTTAAGTGGCTGAAAGCTGAAGACGCAACATTAGTTGATGCGTACAAGAAAAGCACAGAGTGGCGCACGAAGCCAACTGCCGGCGCACTTGCATCCATGTTCCTTGCAGGCAAGCCCACAGACGACAAAGCATACGCCTACATTATGCAGAACATTGCTAGTGCAATTTCATTTAATGTTGCCGACGGCAACGTTGAAGAAGAAGTTGCAGAGGAAACCCCTTCTCAGTTAGTACACGTTTCAGCAAAGCTTGATCGATACATTTCAGATCCAAGCATCCAGGATCGCATCACAGCAAAAGTTGACGAGCACATCCTGCACATTGAACAGACCTGGGAAGACAAAGTGTTTGCAGGCGAGAAACACCCGAACCCCGAAATTAAAGAATACCTTGCAGTTGAAGGAGTTCCAGCAGCGACAGTTGGTCGCATTGTTGACCACTTCAAAGCGCAACAGCAAGAGATCTTGTTGTCACAGTCTAAGGACGAAGAGAACGAGGACTTCCGCGAAGCGTATGCACACCTGACCAACCCGGCTAAGACACGCATCAAAAAGTTTTACACTGCACTGATCCAGGACCTGGAGTTATACCAAGCACAGAAGAAGGTAGCTCGTGCTCCGCGCCGCAAGAAGGCAGTAGACAAGAACAAGGTTGTTGCTAAAATGCAGCACTTGAAAAAGCACGATGACCTTAAGCTTGTATCAATTAACCCTGCAACAATTATCGACGCCAAGGAGCTTTGGGTTTACAACACACGACTCCGCAAGCTGGGTACTTACATTGCAGAGGACATGGGTTCACTGACAGTACGTGGAACAACCATACGCGGCTTTGATCCGAACAAAAGCTTGCAGAAGAATTTGCGCAAGCCTGCCAAGCAACTGGCAGAGTTCAAGAAGCTTGGCAAGGTAGCACTTCGCAAACACCTTAAAGGAATTAAGGCAACTGAAATTAAACTGAGCGGTCGCATTACTAAGGACGTGATCCTCCTGAAGGTACACTAAGATGATGAGAATTATACAAGGTGAACTCGGAGCATGGCCGGGAATGCATATCGAAAGTATTGACCCGGATACGAAGTGTGAAGGATTGGTGTTTGCTGTAAGAGGCCAATCCAATATTGACGAAGCAACTATGAGGCTTAACCTATTAACTGACGCCGGCCAAGAAACTAATGCCGAATGCTATAGGGAACATCCTCCGCACAGTCCCCGGATTTTTACAGCCCGCCAAACACCAGGCGGATGGTATTGGACTCCAGCTCCTGGTATGATTGGCGATCATCCTTGCATTATGGTTTATGTTGACGAGGTACCTGAACGTATCCTTAAGTTACAGTTAGAAGGCATAGCAATGTCAAATGAAGACTTTGGTATGGACGACAAAGGTAACCGCAAGTAAATGCAGGCCTCGAAAGTAGAAGACTCCCACATCATGCCCAAGCACCCCCTGGGCAACGTCTTGTTCATTTGCAATTTTGATTTACTTAACTACACTGATATGAAACCTGTATCGTATAGGAACGATGCGGCAGCCGCAAGGTACAACGAACAAGGAACCCAAGATGCATTAAATAATACCATTGGTCGTATTGCAGCAGCATTCGGCCCTGGAAAAAATTGTGCAACCCTCCCTGTTTTCGACGACGGGAGCCAACCAGGTATGCATACTTTTCATAACTGGTACTGGGAACTATCCTTATCTGAATCTATCCCTCCTGGTCGCCTGACCGTTTACCTCACTACTGAGGAACAAATTGTGTGGTGTCAACTAGCGTTTTAATAATACCAAAATTTGGCTAAATACGTAACAAACATTTAGGTAAATTTATATGCAAACCACAGAAGAACTTCGACAAAATCTAGTAGATCATATTTATAGCAGGTTGGGTGGTAATATGGTAGACATTGAACTAGACCCTGCAGATTATGATCTCGCAATTAATCAAGCATTATCAAAATATAGACAACGAGCACAGAACTCCGTAGAAGAGAGTTATGCCGCATTGCAGTTGGTTCCAGAACAACAAGATTACGTATTACCAGACGAGGTAATGTCAGTTAAACAAATTTTTCGTCGCGGGCTAGGAAACTCTCAGTCTACTTCAAACTTTGAACCTTTCTCCGCTGGCTGGATGAATGCATATCTATTGCAATCTGGTCGGCAAGGCGGATTGGTTATGTATGAGCTGTATGCCGGCTACCAAGAACTAGCCATGCGTATGTTCGGTGGTTACTTAAACTTTACGTTTAACCCCACTACCAAAGTTTTAACGCTTATACGCAAGATACCCGAGGGCGCCGACGAGAGAGTCTTATTGTGGCAGTACAACTATAAACCTGATCAAATACTAATGAACGACCACATGTCAGGACAATGGTTACAGGACTATTCATTTGCAATGGCCCAGACAATCTTAGGTGCAGCATACCAAAAGTTTGCCAACATTAACGGACCCACAGGAGCTACAAGCTTGCCCGGCGAAGCATTAAAGAACGAAGGCTTTAAGGCAATGGAACAACTCGAAGAAGACATTAAGAACTTTGTTGATGGATCACAACCAATGTGGTTTATTCGAGGATAACAGAATGAAGGCATTCAAGGAATTAGTAGAATTAATCGGCAGGAAGCCGTGGATTATATTTGTTGTATTCACTTTGGTGTTTGGGTACGGCATATATTTGCAGTACCAAGAAAACCAAGAACAAAATGATGCTATCATTGCTCTTACTGGAGAAGTCAGTGGACTTAGGGTAGAGGTAGGATACATGAATAATATTATCAAAGAGTGCAGGGGCATAGAATGAAAAGAATATCAAAAATACTCGCATCAAGCTTGTTTATATACCTATTGATGTTCAATGGTCAATATACAGGTAGCTCGTCAAACAACCTAGGACAATGCCAAAGCTGGGCCCGTAGTGGCGGCAGCGGCTATTACTGCATCTGGAATTAACTGGTAAGTAATTTGTCTTGTCTCACCAGCCCAGTTAAATACTGGTGTGAAGATTGTTAAACAAACCGTTAACGCAAAACCGCGAAAATTAAAAGCTGAATGGACGATGGAAACCTTTGAAGGCCAACCTAAGCCAAAATGGATGCCCGATGCAGATTGGCCAGATGCACCAAAAAGCATTCCGATAGTTGTTGCAACCATATATGAATTTATTAAACAAGCATATGCCGATTATCTTGAAGAGCATTACAATGATCTCACTACTATGCACGGGATCGACGTTGAAGCAGAAATAATAGCGGCCATGTCGCAAGAGATAAAAGCCGAAATTGATCAATCAATAATCGATGATCTAATAACTTTAGCAACCGAAGATGTTGACACCGGACCCACATCCATTATAATAACAGAACTGGATCCAATTATAGATCCAATAACCAATAAGCAAATCATAAAAGGTGTTGACGCTACTAGAAATGAATAGCATCATTTTTGAAGCTATTCGATCATACATTAAACGATTACGACTTAACAGAGATATAAAAGAATCCAGACGCATAGCATTAGAATCAAAGCTGAGACGGCACGACTTAATGAAGGACATGCTAGCCAGAAAAATACAAAGCGATTTAGATAACGCAATAATTGAGGACAAGAAAAATGACAAAAAGAATAATAGGAATATCCGGATTGATAGGAAGCGGAAAAGACACCGCAGGCCAGGTGCTCGTAGATGAGTTTGGTTTCGAAAAAATGAGTTTCGCAATGGTACTGAAGGATGTAACAGCAGTATTATTTGATTGGGACAGGGAGATGCTTGAAGGCACAACTAAAGCTTCTAGGGAAGAACGCGAAGTAATTGATCCATGGTGGAGTGAGAAAATGGGACGAGATTGGTCGCCACGTATAGCTTTGCAGTTCCTGGGCACTGACGTAATGCGTAACCACTTAGACGAGAACATATGGGTTAACACCGTAGAAAACAGATTGCGCAAAGCCGACAACGTAGTATTTACTGATGTCCGTTTCCCAAACGAAATCGACTTTATTAAGAAAGTTGGCGAGCAATGGGTTGTGGACAGAGGGGACCATCCAGATTGGTATGCGAAAGCAGTTATCTATAATAGGATGTCCACCCTCGAAAAGGTAAAGGAAAGACACTTAGGAGGAGGCCCAGACAGTTGGGGTGCTCATGCTAGTGAATATTCCTGGGTTGGGTGTTTTCCAGATCAGCACATTTCTAATAAAGGAACACTAGCTGAATTTGAAGATAGAGTTAGAAATTTGGTTTAATCCACATAGGATCCATTTTAACATTAGCAATTGACATTTCAATTGCGCAATTGGAACAGATCGTTTTGAGATTAATCCATTTGTTATTTTTAAGATTGCCGTCGACGTACCACACAGTTAGTTGACGAGTATCAACAGCATGAAAGCCACATTGTTCGCAGTGTGGTTTTTTCTTATATCCTGCAAGTCTCCATTGGGGAGCATTAGCTCGTACCCCGGGCTTTTCACTTATGCAGGTATCACACTTGGTGCGATAATGTCGCACTCCTTCTTTAATGTAATTAACAGCAGCAGGCTTCAACCTGCATTCTAGGCATATAGGACGTCCACACTCTTCGTTTTCTACTTTTTGAAAATCTGCAGACATAACGTATGAGCTAACGTCTTCAGACAATTTGCGATTTAATATTGTTATCTTTTTTAATTCAGTTGTAATGGTTTTAATCTTGTAGTCATGCTTTTTAATTTTATCTTTTTGTGTTGCGACTAATTTGGCTTTACTTTCGACTTGATCTTTTAATTTTATTATTCGTTCTTTTAATTTACTTGTTTTTCTAAGATATTCCTTATACGGACTCAAATTATAATGTTTGCCTTTACTGCCTGCCCCTCCGGTCTTTATATTATAGTTAGACTCTTCTAAAATAAATTCCTGTGTTACAAGTTTTTTTTCTAAATCATAAATGTAATCTTTGTTATTCGATACACATAATATTTCCCGATCAAAATTTATCGTGCCATATTTTTTAAGAGCTTTTGAAAAATCCGCTCCGCTACCTAAATAACTATCCTTAGTAGGCCAATGCCTTTCTTTATGAACGCCAATATAAACCTTGCCGTTATAAAGGCAAATGGTTTTATAAAGCGAATAGATTTCAGTTTCGTTTGTCATTTACATATTTATCCATTCAAAGGGATACCCAAAGGTTTTATTTTCACTTAACGGGGCCAAAATACTAAAATATTGATAAATATTTGAAACAAATATTTAAATTAAAGGAGATTAAATAAATGGCCCTATTATCACCAGGCGTAGAAGTAACAGTAATCGACGAGAGCCAAACAGCACCACCCGTTTCAACATCGATTCCTTATATCTTATTAGCTACGGCACAAGACAAAGCATCCGGCACCGACGAAGGAAGTGTGGCGATCGGAACCCTTAGCGTAAATGCTAACGTAGTAACTCCTGTAACTTCACGCAGGGAATTAATTTCATTATACGGAATTCCAAATTTCCAAGTAGACGTTTCTGGAACTGTAGTACAAGGACACGAATTAAACGAATATGGCTTGCAAACAGCATACAGCCTATTAGGTGTTACCAACCGAGTTTATGTTCAGCGTGTTGACATTGATATGGCAGAGCTTATTGGCACTTCCGTTCGTCCTACTAACACACCAGCAGATGGCACACTTTGGTTTGACATTGCTAACACAGACTTTGGTCTGTTTGAATGGAATACAACTGATCAAACTTTCAACAAGATTACACCGATTGTAATTGACAATGTGAATAATC